TTACATGGTATGGATAGAAACAAGACTTTTAACATACCAAAGTATGGGTATGAAAGTTAAAAATGCCTATTGGTTCACTTCACATAGGACTTGTGCAGATATGGAAAAACTGTTTATAAAAGCAGATAGACAAGGAACACTCTTTGACTTTTCAGATGAACCGCTGAAAGATTGTTTTTGTAAGATTTAAATTTAAAGGAAATAAAATATGTTAAATGGTGAATTATTTATAGATGGCTTTGCTGGTGGCGGTGGTGCTTCTACTGGTATAGAAATGGCATTAGGGGTTAGTCCTGACATTGCCATAAATCATGATCCACAAGCTATTGCATTACATGAAGCAAACCATCCAAATACAAAACATTATATTTCAGATATTCATGAAGTAGATATCGCAAAAGCTTGTAATGGTGTACCAGTTGGTGGAGCATGGCTAAGTCCAGATTGTAAACACTTTTCAAAAGCAAAAGGTTCAGCACCAGTTAGTTGTGATATACGGAGTCTTGCTTGGATTGCTATAAAATGGGCTAAAGCTGTAAGACCTAGAATCTTTTTTTTAGAAAATGTAGAAGAGTTTAAAACTTGGGGGCCTATATGTGCAAATAATCGCCCTATTCCTTCCAAAAAAGGTGAAACATTTAAAGAGTTTGTTAAAGCTTTTGAAGAATTGGGATATCAGGTAGAGTTCAAAGAATTAAGAGCATCAGATTATGGTGCTCCAACTATTCGTAAAAGATTATTTTTAATAGCTCGTTGCGATGGAATGCCGATAGTATTTCCTGAACCTACTCATGGAGACCCTAAAAAATTCCCTGAGCGTTTGCCTTGGGCTACTGCAGCTGAATGTATTGACTGGTCCATACCTGCACACTCTATCTTTTTATCTAAAGAAGAAGGCAAAAAAGTTGGGGTAAGAAGACCACTTGCTGAAAATACTATGAAACGTCTAGCTAAAGGCATGAAGAAGTTTATCATAGATAAAAAAGAACCTTTTATAGTAAAAGACAAGGTACCTTATGTTTCTACATTTTATGGTGCTTCAACTGGAAGTGTAGTAGATTCACCTTTAGGAACTATTACAGCCGGAGGCATTAAAAGTGCATTAGTTTTACCATATGTATCTACTTACTATGGAAGTTCTACAAGTGAACAAAATCCAAGAGGTAATCCACTTGATACACCAGTGGGAACTATTACAGCTGGTGGAAGTCGTCATGCTTTAGTCGCTCCTTTTGTTACAGAACACGCAAATGGTTCATCACAACGTAACATGGCATTAGATGAACCATTACGTACAATATGTGCAAATGTTAAAGGTGGACACTTTGCATTAGTACAAGCATTTATAGAAAAATATGATTTAAAATTCAAAGCACAAAATGAGAATGACGTAAATGCTTATATGATGAAATACTATGGTGTAGGCGAAGGTCAAAATGTCGCAGACCCAACACATACTATCACTACTAAAGATAGATTTGCACTTATAGAAGTAAAAAATAAACAGTACCAGGTAATAGATATCTGCATGAGAATGTTTACACCAAGAGAATTATACACAGCACAAGGATTTCCAAAAGACTATAAGATTAACATTGAGTACAATGGAAAACCTTTACCAAAAACTGCTCAAGTAAGAATGTGCGGTAATAGCGTGGTACCTCTTATGGCTAAGATATTAGTAGAGAGTAATTTTTATGTTACTGCAGCTGAGAAAATAGCCTAAAATGACCCAGTCCCAAAAAGATGCACAAGCACAACTCGCTATTAGAGAGATGAGTAGACGTGATTTAATGGAGTTTATGAAATATGTTTTTCAATATATCTACGAAGTTGAACTTGTATTAAATTGGCATCATCGTTATATTGCAGCTGTACTGCAGGGTGTACTTAATGGAGATTTAAAAAGAGTTATTTTTAATATGCCTCCAGCTTACGGAAAAACTGAAGAGGTGTGTCGAATATTTGTAAGTCATTCTTTAGGTAATTTTCCAAAACTTAGTTTTATTTATGCATGTTACTCTGGAGACTTAAGTAAAAAAACTTCAGTAGAAACAAAAAGTATAGTTGAAGATGATAAATACAAAAATATTTTTAAAGATGTTGAACTGTCTCGTGATCAAAATGAGAAAGAGTTTTGGAAAACAACCTCTCGTGGTGGATTTTATGCAACAACAGTTGGTGGTACCATCACTGGATTTCATGCAGATATTTTAATAATAGATGATCCATTAAAAGCTGGGGAAAGTGATTCGCCTGCAGCTAAAAAGCAAGTGATAGAGTTTTATCAAAAATCAACATCTACACGTCTTAAAAAAACTTCAAAACAAAAAGCTGTAATTTTAATTATGCAAAGATTAGCAGAAGATGATTTAGCTGGGTTTTTATTAAAAACTCAAGGTGAAGAGTGGTTCCATGTTAATTTAGTAGCTTTAAATGAAGAGGCTATCACTTACGAATATGGTGATTTTAAATATGAAAGAGCAGCTAATGAACCACTTTTTATACAATATGAAGACCATGAAGATTTAAGAAAAATGGAACTTGACTTAGGAAAAAAAGAGTACAAACGTCAGTATCAACAAGACCCTGAAGACAAAGAAGCTGGCCACTTTAAAAAAGAAAATATTACATATATTACAGATGTAGACCTACCCCAACAAGAACTTTATATCTCAGTTGATAATGCCGAATCATTAAATAAAAAAGCAGATAACAGAGCAGTAGGTGTAGTTGGTTGGAGTATAAATGAAGAGGAGATAGAAAGACAAACAATCATGGATGGCAGATGTGGGATATGGGATGTTTATGAAACTGCACATAATATAATCTCATTGATGACTAAGTGGCCAACTGCACCAGTATATATTGAAGGTGCTGGTGGCGGAATCTCTTTAGGTGTAGTACTAAAAAAAGAACTTTTAATCGAAAATGCTAAAAGAAGAGCTAAAGGTATGACTCTTTTAAACGCAAATATAGAGGTTTATAAACCAAACAATCAAATAAGTAAAAATGAAAAAATAAAATACAAAACTGCCCCATTTGAAGCCCACCTGATTAAAATCCATAAGAACTGTGATAGTGACTTTCAAAAACAATATATAAAAGAGTTATTAGCTTTTAACCCTGAAAAAAAACATAACAAAGATGACTGCATAGACTGTGTAGCTTCTACTTGGTTATTTGCAGTACCTAAAAAAAGTTTCGTCAACGAAACTAAGAAAAAATCATTAAAAAAGAAAAGACATACATGGAGAGGTATATAAATGGCTATTGATGAAACTTTAAAAGAAGATATAAAAATTTACTACGAAACACATAATCTTTCAGTCGCAAAAGTATATGAAGTTTTTAAAATGTGTGATGTAAGTAAAAAAACAATAGAGGCATGGGTTACAAATGAAAAGTGGATAAAAAATAAATATTTTAATACAAAAGAAAAGGTACAACAAACCATTACAACTGCGGTAACGGAAGTAGTAAAAGAAGAAACAAAAATACAGCTGCTACAAGAAACTGAAAAAGATGATAATAACCAAACTCCAGAGTACAATGAAAAAGTGATAGCTGAACTTATAAATGATGAATTAAGTACAAAATCATTACAGGTTAAAATGGCTAACAACTTAATAAAAGCAGAAGTATTTGCAAAAAATGCTAAAAGCATAGGTACAAATAAAATCTTTCATGATATGTTGGTATCTGCACATAACGCTATTCATGCTAAATCAGCAAGTTTTGTAATAAATAATTTAAATGGAAATATTACTCAAGAGGATATGAAAAATATGAGTAATGAAGATTTACAGAAAATTATACATCAAAAGTAGGAGTTAAAAATGAAAATTGGCAGAGCAACAAAATCAAGATACAAAGTCCCTGAATGGACATGGTCTCAAGATAGCATCAATCAAGTAAAAGAGCAAGCCAAAGAAGCAAATATAACAACTAGTAGATTTATAGAAAAAGCAGTAAGTAACTTTTTTTTATTACATTCCAAGGATATTTCAAAAATACAAGGTAAATCTCAAGACCATAAAAATAAAAGAGTATCAGTTCCAAGTTGGAGTATGCATGAAGATGTAATGATAGTTTTGGAAAACACAGCATCTAAACAAAACTGTTATATGGGAAACCTTGTAGAATATATAGTAAATAATCATATAAAATTATATGGAAAAGAGACAGATTTTTTTAAAATCATTAAAACAATTTAACTACCCCCCTTTTTTATAATCATAAAAACCTTTAAAATTGGCAAAATCAAAATTATTAAAGGAAAGTGTATGGATCATGTAGAAGAAAATGAAAAACTAAATGTAAATCAAGAGCCACCTCCTGAAACAAATGAAAAAGACGTGGAAATTGATAACGAAATCTTAAGAGACGAAACAAAACTTGAACTTCTGCAAAATGAAGTAGATGAGTTAGAAGGTACTTTAGAAGTAGAGTTTCAAAAAGATTTTGTTTCTCTTTTAAGTGAAGATGAAAAATATATGTTTGAAGTTGGTACAGACCTTCCAGCAAAACTTCAACTTGTTGAAAGTAAAAAAACAGAGTACTTTAAAACAAAGCTATCTGAAAAAAAATCAGCCTTAGAAGAGGGTCATAAATCTTTAACTGGTAAAAAAGAGCAATCATCAACTAACAAAGCTTTTAGTACTTTTTTAGCAGAGAATAAAGATGTAAGTGTAGAAGAGTTAGAAGAGTTTGCAAAATTAGATATGACTGACCGTCAACTTACGAAGATGCGTGAAGAGACTGGTGATGACAAAGTGGCAAGACTAAAGTTTGTTTATGAACTTTTTAAAAAAGCAAACCCTTCAGATGAGGATGAAGATAATTTACCACCTGATTTAAATGAGTTAAGAAGTGCTACATCTCAGTTTTCAAAAGAAAAAAACGAAGATGGAGAATATCTTAAATCGATTGGAGCTGCTTAATGTTTGGTCGTACTACAGTAGGTGAAGATGATAAATGGCAAATTGAGAGAGATTTAGAAACTCTCGCTGAAGCTCAAGTTATCTTAAGTGATGAGAGTCGTATGAAAAAGGTGCAAGAACTTGCTAAACAACAAAAAGAATCAATTGAAGATATTTCAAATGGTGATTTTTTTAAACAAATAGGTCTAGGAGATAAATAGATGTTAGAAAATGAATTTATAGAAAGAGAACCAAGTGCTTTAGAATCACATGGTAAAGATATTATCGTTACTGCAAGTAAAGCTAGTTTTTATACACCTTTAATGGGTCCAACAAATGATGATGTTATTAAAACACAATTAGTAGAAAATGCTAATGGTTCTAAAAACATCACAATGAGTTTACGTGGTTTACTTCGTGGTGGTGGTGTTAAAGGTAATACTGACCTTGAAGCAAATAGAGACAAATTAAAATATATTTATCAAGTTATTACTGGTGATATTTTAGCAAACTCTATCAAATCACAACATAAAAAAATCAACTCTAAAACAATCGCAAAAGAGTTTAGAAATGAAGCTAAAGAGGGTTTAGCCGATTGGTTCTCAGATACAATCAATAGAATCCGTACAGCAAAATTAAGTGCAAATTGTACAAATATTGTATCTTTAAATGCAGCTGGTGAACAAGTTGAAACTTCAGCTTTAGAAGTTGGTGATACATTTAATACAGCTTCAATAACTGAACTATTAAATCGTGCTGAAAATGGTTATGAAGATGCAGATGGAGTTAAACACCCACGTATTCGTCCTTATAAAACAGAAAAAAGAAATATCAAAGGTCAAGAGACTGAAGTTGGTTTTTATCTAATTCGTATAGGTAAGGCTGCTAAAAAAACTTTAAAAGAAGATCCATTATGGGTAGCATATCAAGAGACTCTTGCACAATCTACTCAAGCAAATGGTGAGTTTATCACATCTGGTCAAATTGGTGAGTTTGAAACTGCAATTATTGTATCTAATGGAAACTGGGATGATGATTATGAAGGTGTTGTAACTTCAAAAACACCAGATTTTGAAGATTATGCTGGTGGTTTTAGTGATTATGCTGGTAATGGTGGGATTGAGACTGAAGTAAACTTACTTCTTGGTGCTACTGCAGGATTACAACCATTCGCAGCTATCCCTGATTATTTGGAAGATTCAGCTGATAGTGGTCGAAAAATGATTTCAGCTATTGATACATTTTTTGGTTTTGAAAAAGCTAAGTTTATGGGTAAAACAGCAGAAGAGAAAAAATTAGTATGGCATGGCAAAGATTACGGTGTAATCGCTTGTGTTCAATCAATTAAATAAAAAAGGTCCTATTGTGAAAAATACTGAATATGAAAGTACAAAACAAATTAGAAAGCAACTGACTTATACAGATGCAAATGCAGTTACAACTATCGCTCAGTTACCAGTGGGTACTGACGTAGCTGTACATGTTCAAGTTGATGAAGTATTTGATAATACAAATACAATTAAAGTTGGAACTGGTGTAAATGATAACAAGTTTACAAATGCTTATAACATTTCAACAGCTGGTAGTTCAGCAAGTGTAACTCGTTTTACAACAACTGAAACTGAGAGAGATATTGTAGCAACAATATCAAATGCAGCTACAGCTGGAGCAGTTACAATCAGACTGGAGTACTTCTTACCAACTTCTCAAGAAGTAAGTTACTAAGATGAAAAAGATATATACTCCAGCCTTAATGTTGATAGAGTATGGTGGGGAAGTACCCCACCCTTTAGTTGGTATAAAAGGCTTAAGAGAAAAAATTATCTTAGAAAAAGGTGATTGTGTTCTGGTACCTATTGTTACAGCTATATTAATGACTAAAAAAAGAGTTTTTACTAAAGTGGATGAACCTTTAAGTTTCGTCGACGAAAGTGAAGATAATTTAGAAAATTCTCGCGTGAATGACTTAAATACTCAACTGTTGGTAAAAGATGAAAAAATCTTAGCCTTAGAGACTCAAATAAAAGCCCTACAAGAGCTAAATGAAGAAAAAGAGGGTGATAATACACCCAATGATATAAAAATCGAATTACCAAGCCTAGAAGAACTTGAAAGTATGGATGATGAAAAAATCAAAGATACATGTATAGCTTTTAACATAGTACCAGGTAATAAAAAAACTAAAACATTAAAAGCTGAACTTTTTAAGCTTATTAATAAAGAATAAAAATGTTAGTAAACGACATACTCTTAGCTACAAGAAAAAATCTTGCAGATCAAAAAGAAGAAAAATGGTCTAATGGGGAGTTAATAGATAATATTAACTCAGCAATCATAGAGATATGTCGTGATACTTTAATTTTTAAGAGTACAATTTATATAGATTTATTTGACAATAAAGAGTCTTATAATTTACCAAAAGATTTTTTATCTATCATCCATGCTAGTGTCGCAGATGAAGATTGTATTATTAAGAGTTATGATTATTTACAAAAAAATTATTTAAATATTTCAGATTATACTATAGCCTTAGATGGAATAAATTTACATCTGTATCCAAGAGTAACAGACAAAATGCGTTTTTCATATAATTATTTTATTCAAATAGATGAGATTGAAGATGAAGTTCAATTACCACTTTTTGTAAAAAATGCACTTGTTTTTTATGTAATGCATTTAGCCCATATGTCTCCAGTAAAATCAGAAAATATGAAACTAAGTGTAGATTATCTTAAATTATATAAAACAGAGATACAAACAATAAAAGACACCCTACTCTCAAACAAAAACTCTAGAAATACAAAAACTAAACATCAAAGGATTTAAAAATGGAAACATCAACAGATATAACACAACTAATGAAAGATGTCACTTATTTAACTACAGAATTTGATAAGAATGAATTTGTTGTAAATGCTAGAAAATCAGTAATTGAGGGATTGGGTAGTTTTGCAGTTAATGATGAAACAAAAGGTCAACTATATGTACAGTTTGAACAACAATTCGCAGCTAACTTCGTAAGAGAATTATTAGAAGCTGGAAAAAGTATGCAATTAATAACTGCAGATAAAAATTTAAAAGATAAACAAGCTTTATTAATAGATGCTCAGATTTCACAAGCAAATGCAGAAACAAGTTTAAATAATAAACAAGCTGCTTTAGTAGAAAAACAAGCATTAAGAGAAGTAGCAGAAACAAATTTAAAAGATAAACAAGCTGCTTTAGTAGAAAAACAAGCGTTAAAAGAAGTAGCAGAAACAAGTTTAAAAGAAAAACAAGCTACCTTAGTAGAAAAACAAGCATTAAAAGAAGTAGCAGAAACAATCCTAATAAATAACAAAGCTTTAACTGAGCAAAAAGAAACCATAAATAAAGAAGCAGAAGCAAACTTAAAAAAAGAACAAGTAAAATTAGTTACAGAACAAACAATAACTGAAAAACTAAGACAAAATGATACAAAAGCAAGTATTAATGTTAAAAACCAATCAGCAAAAGCTACATGGGAGAGTGCAAAAGCTGAAGAAGCAAGAAGACTTATACTTGTTAAAACAAATGTAGACAATAACATACTTAGAAAAGCAGATTACTGGGTTAAGTATATGGATGCATTAGGTACTGCGACAGATGTAGTAATATCATCAACACAAATGGATGAGGCAAAAACAGCAATAAATGCAATAGATACATCCACTTTATTAATTAACTCAGCACATACAACAGCACCTCAAATTATAACAACAACAGTATAAATCAAAGAGTGAAAAATGAAGATTAAACAACTCACAAATTTAAAAGTTTATGATATTGATAAAATTATAAAAAGAGAGTTTCCTCATACAACAAACAAAGAAAATAACTTTCATGTAAAAAAAGGTATTTCGTTATATGCATATGATGAAAAAGGTTTAGTGTCTTTTATGTTAGCTCTAAATTACAAAACACATTCATCATTGACATTATTTTATATATCTAAAAGACATAGACATGGTAAAAAAGCTTTTTTCTTTTTCATGCATGCTATAACAAAATTACAAAAACCTATCTATTTAAGAACTGATGATGTATCAAAATATAAATCTATAACAAAAAAATATCAAGGTGATATCTATGAATTAGATTTAAAAGAAAAAGAAAAAAACTCTTTAAAGTATCTGCATGAGTAAAGTCGTATCAAGCGTAGTAAAAGCTGTGACAAATTTTGTAAAAGATGTAGTTAAAGCTGTAGTAGAAACAGTAGCTGAAGCTGTGAAATTTGTAGCAAATGTAGTAGTTGGTATAGTTGAGAATGTAGTTGGAATGGTAGAGTCTATTATTAAGGGGGACTTTAAAGGGTTCCTCTCCCACCTTGGCTCACTGGCCATGACATCAGTAGCTGTTGTAGCTGTAGTAGTTGGAGCATTTTTATCTTTATTTGGAATACCAGTAGGATATGCCCTGCTGGCCGCTGGTATTGTTACGTTAGATTCTTTACATAATGAAGGACGATTATTAAATCAAGCTGTTAAGCATTTTGGTGATTTAGAATATGCATTATTCCATACTGAATTTATAAGAGAAAATGCAATGATCGTACAATCAATAATTACATCGGTATCTTTTATATTTGTATCTGTAGTTGGTGGTCCCTTAGTTTATGAATATTTAGGTTTAACTAATTTACCTTTTTATATATCTAACTCATTAGCTTCATATAGTATATGGACTGATTATGAAGCTGCAGCTAATTTAAAAAACTATTATTCAGACTTATTAAAAGAAGCTCAAGAAGCTATTGAAAAAGCACAAAGAGATTATAATGCATTAAAAATTAAATGGTTTAATGATAGTACAAATTATGAAGTTGGTTTTGAGATGCAAGCTGGAGGGATTTTGTTTAATGGTGGTGCTGGTAGTAATTATTATGATTGCACTACTGCACATGATCCAATGGCCAGACTTTTAGGTATGCCAGCTTACAACGATGAAGATTTAAATAAAATGGTAATGATGAAAGATTTTGATGAATTAGCTGGTGGTCAAAATTTTAAAGCATATTAATAAAAAGGATAATAAATGCCAATGAGAAAAAACCCTACAACTGGAGTTATGGAGTGGGTAAATGATAGTTTTATATTTAATAATGATATTTCAATTAATCCAGATAAGAATTTTATGGGGGATACTATAAGTTATGAACCTAAAGCTTTTGAAAATGACTTAAATATTACAAAAAATGATTCATTTAACTGGGATACCTTATTTGATTCAAAAAATTTATCTGGAACCTTACAAGGTGTAGGTGCTGTTACTGGAGCAGTAGGTCAAATCTATCAGTCTTTTTTAACTAAAGAGTATCAAGATGATATATTTAAATTAGAAAAAAATAGAGTTGATAAAGAGACAAAAAAACAAGACAAACAACAAGATGAGTATGACAAGGTATGGTCTAGTTAATTAGGCCATATAAAAAAAATTATATTAAATTTCCCATATTGAGGACTTATTTCCTAAATTGAGGTACAATAGAAATTCCAAATTAAGGAATATTTATGGCTAAAGCAAAAACCCCATTAGAAAAAGCAAAAGAACAACATTTTGAAATGCTTCGCAAAAATAATGCTATTACAGACGCAAAAAATGGTGAATTGTCTTTAGGGGCAATGAAATCATTAGATGTTATATTACAAGTATATCATGAGAGACAAGATAGTAAGATATCATTAGAACTATCCTATCTAAGAAAAAAGTTAGGTTTAGAGCGAAACAATGATTATGTTGATAGAATTAAAACTTATTTATTAGAGTTAAAATTACCTTTTGAATTAAGAGATTTTAATGATATTAAAAATGGTAAAAAAGTCGGATGGGCTTTAACTTCTTTTTTACATGATGTGACATCATATAAAGACACACAACATTTAGTACAAATTGATATATCAGAAAGTTTTATTAATTATATGATTGATCAAGCTGGTTATACAAGTATCAACTTATCGTTATCAAAAAAATTTAAAACAAAGTATGGATATAAAATATATGAAATGTATTTAAGATACTATTCTATGCCTAATAAAATAGATAAAAGTTTAGGTACAGTAAAAAAGACACTTCAAGAGTTAAATGATAAATTTGGAACTAATCATAAACATATATCTAAAATGAAAGAGGGGATAGACCGTGGTATTAATGAAATATCAAAACTTACTGGTGAAGAGATAATTTGTTCATTTGATAAAACACATAAATCATTTGTTTTTTCATGGTGTAAAGATTTAGAGAAAGTAGTTTCTAAGTGTAGAATACCAAGTGTTAGGATAGATGAGTTTGTAGAATGGGTTGTTGAACATACAAAAACTAAAATAGAAAAAGTTAATCATTATAAAGTTAAAGTAAAAAAATTAATTATAGAAGATGAGTTAGAATCTTTAGAGAGTTTATATAGAGGGATGATGACACATAAATATGGTTACTCTAGTGAAGAGATAGATGAATATAAATCACAGAGTGGAAAATATAGGGATTTTTCAAGAAAAAAAGAACAAAATACTTTATTTAGTACTTAAGAGAGTACATACTTAAGAGTTAAAAGACTCAGTAGACTCGTGTTCTAAGAGCATACAAGGGTTTTATTTCCTATAGCGAGGACTTTATTTCCTATAGCGAGGACTTCATGCTTCCCACAACGAGGACTTTATTTCCTACAACGAGGATAGATTTCTTAATATGAGGACTTAAGTATAAAAAACAGAGAATATAGTCTATAATTTCCTATAGCGAGGACAAAAAAGACCTCAATATGGGAAAAATAAAGCCTTTTTGTCCTCAGTATAAGAAATAAATCTTTTTTAGTCCTCAATATGGGAAATATATATAATAAAGTCCTCACTATAGGAAAAACAACTACCCCCCTTTTTTATAATCATAAAAAGTTTTAAAATTGCCTCATGAGAAAGATAACTGGAAACATTAGCACAATAGTATCAAATGGTTATGCAGAAAAAGAGTTAACTTTTGTATTGTGTAACAAATATGATAATGAAATAAACATGTTTGAAGATGATGGGCAGATAGTACCTACAAGTCTAAAAGCGACAACAGATGCTAATGGTAATTTTGAAATAGTTTTATTTGAAACAGAAAAATCACCATTAGATATTTTTTATATAATGACTTTCGTCGACGAAACTATCAAGCCTAAAAAGTTATATATCCCTATTGGAACAAGTGATATAAACTTTATAAAAACACTTATCAAAACACCAGCATATATGAAAGACTTTATCAGCTTAAACTCAACTAATACAAAAAGTAATATAAACAAAATACTTATAGAAAATTTAGAAAAATATCTTTTTGGTGATGAAAACTTAATTCCTCAAAATCAAAAAAAGATAATTGAATATTTTATTCTGTATGCGGATGGTAAAGTTGAAAATCAAGATATGAAAATTTTTGATAAACATCTAGCAACAATCATAGGAGAGCAGTAATGGAAGAAGAAATAGGTTTTATTGAAAAACAAAATGAACTGTATGAAAAATTACCAACTATTGAAAAAGCAACTGCTTTATTTAGTGAAGATATTGTAGATATCATGAAAGAGATATCAGACCTTGATATGGGTTTGATATCTGCTGATTTAATTAAAAGTAATTATTTAGGAAATCGTAAACTAGATATAGATTTATCTTTAAATAATACTAGTTTATCAACAGAGGTGACATATAAAGGTTTAACTGTAACATTAAATACTGGTGCATCTTTTCAAATAGACTTTACTGTGTTAGATGAAAATCAAAATCCAGTAGTTGAAGAGTTGAGTTCTTATGCCTCAATCTACAACAGATTAATAACTGGAATAGCAGCTTACAATGATGCTGAATCAGATCCACAACTTCATGTATTAAATACAGAGATAGATGTTATAAACGATACACTCTCAAGCCTACCAACATTAATAAGAATTAGAGATGTTGATGGAAACGCATCAAATATAGACCGCATTCAACTACAAGCTTATAGTGGCTCGTCCCTTGAGACAAATCCAGCTTATTTTTGGGCAAAGACTACATCTGCGTTACAGACTTTAGCTAATAGAGCAGGGGATATCATAGCATTAGGAAATGATATCGGCTCAATCATAGCTCTAGCTAGTAAAACAGATGAAATTCAATATCTTTATGATGACAAAGAAAAATTAACTGGAGCAGGGCAAAGTTTATATACAAACTTAACTAAAATGCAAGAAATCCATACACAACTAACTGGATTGATAGCAATTTATGATGATATTAAAGTTGGTGGTCCAAACTTAATTAATACAGTAGCAAATGCTACATACAAAGCAAAAGTAGAAGTTGTAGCAGAGCCTACATACAAAACACAAGTAGAATTAGTAGCGGATAATGTAGCTAATGTTAATGCAGTAGCAGATAATGAATTTAATATTAACGCAGTAAATGATAATAAATTAAACATTGATGCAGTATTCGCAAAACTTACAGAGCTAACAAATATCTCAACAAACATGGTGCAAATCTTAGCATCAGCAGATAATGCAGCTATAGCATCAGACAAAGCAGGTGAAGCAAAAGCATATCGTGATGAGTTAACAGCATTAACAGCAGAGGCTCAAACATTAGATGCTGGGCAAAGTGTAAAGGTAACTTATGATGTAAATACTGGAGTATGGCTTATAAGTATTCCAAAGGGTGATAAAGGTGATAAAGGTGATGCATTTCAAGTTAATTCAGTTGGAGCATTAGCTGATAGGGGTCTTTATGATAGCCAACAAAAAGGTTTTTCTTTTTTAGCATTAGATGAATCTAAAATATATTTTAAATTAAGTGATGCAGATGCGGATTGGTCTGCAGGTTCACCATTTGGAAAAGGTGAAAAAGGTGATCAGGGTGTTGGTATATCTGGTATAACAAAAACAGCTACAAGTGGAAACATTGATACTTATACAATTACTTATACAGATGCAACTATACAAACGTTTGATGTAATTAATTCAGATGTATCAAGTGTTAATGGGAGAACTGGTGCAATAACACTCACAAAAACAGATGTAGGTTTAGAAAATGTAGATAATACATCAGATGAATTAAAGCCAATCTCTACAGCTCAACAAACAGCATTTGATTTAAAAGCTGATAAGACAGATACAGATACAAAGTTTAATACAACAGATGTAAAAACAGCTAACTATACAGCTTTAGCTAATGACTTAGTTTTATGCGATACAAGTGCTGGAGCTTTTACTTTAACTTTACCAGCTACACCACCAGCAGATACAAAAGTTAGAATCTTAGATGTAGCTACAAGCTTTTCAACTAATAACTTAATCATTGGAAGAAATGCTCAAACTATTATGGCTTTAGCTGAAGATAGCGGTCTTAAAACTGATAATGCTAGTGTAGTTTTAAAGTTTATAAATAATGATTGGAGATTAATATAATGAGTTTTTTAGAAGATTTTAAAAGTGGCAACAATAGTGCAGAACAACTTTCAGCAACAATGGCGGATGGGATTAAGACCTTTCCATTCATTAAAGATGCTGGCGGATATAATTATAACAATGATACTAATCCTTCCAATGGTTATATGTATGGAGCTACTGCTGTACTTGATAAAGCTATACCAGTTACAATGACTGATACAACTTCATTTGCTTTTGATAAAGAAAACGGAGTTTTTTATATTTTAAATGGTAGTGCAGAAGAATTTTACTCTTTTAACTTAAATACTAAAATATTTACTCAATTGCAGGAATACGCAAGTGAGAGGCTGGATTATACACATGGTATTGTTAGAAACGGCAAAATCTACTATCTTGGCTTCCATAATACCAGTGTTCACCGTACAAATGAAAGACGTATCTATGATATAGGCAATGACTCGTGGTCATCCGATTCAATGACAGGTAATGTTCAAGATAGTGGCTCAAGGTTTCATGTTGAGGACAGCAATGGTGATCATATTTATATCATGCAAGGTGGTACTACTACAATAAAACAATATACTCATTCAACCAATACTATTATTGATTTACCGCCTTTAGTTGGAGCAGTTGCTCGTTGTCAAGGTGCATATAAAGACGGCTTAATATATTTATTAGGTAATGCTTCAAGCGATGTAAGAACATATAATGTAACAACACATGTAACAAGTTTATTATTTAAAATGCCTCATGCTACTAGTACCTCGCCTTTATGTAGCTTATTACTATATGAAAATAAGTTGTATGTACGACCACAAATAGACAAATATTTTACAGTTTATAACATAGATACAAAAGTTAAACAAATAGCCTATCTAGGTGCTGGTAATAAAAGATTTGGCGGTTATGTAGAAAAAGAAACAGAAGTCATATTTCAAGACAAGATATTTACTTTTGGCGGTCATTGCGAGGGTTATGAAACAAACTACACAGATAGAGTTAAGTGTACAGATTTAAAAGTACCACATTTTTATAATGTGACAAAGGAGAGTTAAAATGTTTGTAGTAAATGGAAAACAAGTATTAAATAATAATGCAGTTTTGGCTAACTGTAAAAGTGAAGAAGAAGCACAAAAACTAGCAGACAGTAAAAATAACCCTACGATTGATATAGAGGCTTTAAGAGCTAAGAAGTTACTAGCTTTAAAAAACTATGTAAATGCTCAAGAAGCAATACAAAAAGAGCCATATTCAAATGTTAGTGCTGGTAATTTTAATAGAAAAAAAGATGAATACTTCGCATCTTTAAATGGTGGAATTACACCTTATGTAGATATGTTATGTACTCCTGTTAATGGTGAGTTAGATGTAGCTAAAAGAGATGATTTACTAGTATCTATTGGTAAAAAAGTTCATATGGAAGCTCAAGGTGAATCTTATGAAGATGATACAAGAGCATATATTAAAGATGAAGCTAGAACAGTTGAAGAACTTCAAGCGATAGTTATTTAAAATAATAAGGTGTAGATATGCAAACTTTAGAGCCTCTTGATTATGTTAAAGAAGAAAATGATGATAAAGAAATAGATCATTGTACTAAGTTTCCTGAATATTGGTATCAATGGTATTTAGGTAGATTTTATATACCTATGATGAGAAAGATTTACATAGGTGATTGTTGTAAAAAGCATGATAAAAAGTGTTCTACAAAAGTGTTTATTAAATGTTTAAAGAAAAAAAACATTGTTGGAAGATATGCAATAACTTTAGTTGCATCTACAGCTTGTTTAGTTCGTTATGGAAAAGTTTAAGATGAAGTTAGTTTTATTTACATTTTTATTTATGATAATTATCTTTAGTGGTTGTAGCCCTTTGGCTAGAAATGTGGCTAAAGAGACTATTAAGGATAATAATTTAGAAAATAAAGTAACAAGTATTTGCTATGACTTGATAGATAAAACGGAGTGTCCTAAAAGTTGGTTGCAATATGATGTTTCAATTTTGCCTTTTATACCTTATACCAGCAGATTTTGTTTTGGATTAAATGAGATTAACAGTATCAAATATCCGCTTGGTATGGGTTGCTATTCGTATGATTTTGTTAAAAAGGTAAAGTAATGACAACAACAGAAATAATAGTAGCTTTAGTTGTGACTTTTTTGATTCCTGTAATTATACTTATATCAAAATTTGCAGTATCTAATCTAAAAATAAAAGAGATAGATGAAGATGTAAAACAATTAATGAAAGATAGAGATGCTTGCAAATTGGAGTCTCAAAAGAAAATGAATAGCACTCTCGCATATGAAAAGTTTGTGCATCTACCAGTATATATAGAGGGTATGAAAAACCTTGAAGAGAAAATGCTTAAAGAAATGGAGCATCTAAATAAGACATTAACACACCAAAGTCTCACTATGGATAAAATTTTTGCATTTATGAAAAAGGATTAAAGTAATGGATTTATTTAAAAAAGCTTTTGAAGAAACAGTAGGAATAGAGGGTGGTTATGTAGATGACCCAGATGATAGAGGTGGTGAAACTAAGTTCGGTATCTCTAAACGTTCATATCCTGAGTTGGATATCAAAAATCTAACTCTTAGAGAAGCATGGGCAATTTATTATAAAGATTATTGGAATACAAAAAAGGGTAACTTAGATAGTTTACCGGATAGCATAGCAATAGAAGTGTTTGATACAGCAGTAAATATGGGCATGACAACAGCAAGAAAAATGTTACAAGAATCTCTTAACATACTTAATCGTAATGAGTTAAAGTTTATAGATTTAGATGTAGATGGATATATTGGAATTAAAACTTTTAAAGCTGTTGACTTAGTACTAGAGAGAAAGTTATTAAAAACATTGAATGGGTTCCAATTTTGTGCATACAAAGAATTTGCTCAAAACAATCCTAAGCAAGAAAAGTTTTTTGCTGGTTGGATAGAGAGAACCTAATGGCTAGTAATAAACATAATAAACTAGCAAAAATAGCTTTTTTAGCATCAAGAAATCAAAATGCAACTGTCATAGCTTTAACGAATAGGGTGACATCATTAGAGACAACTGTGCAAGAATTGCAAAGTGCATTTAATGCACATACTCATAATTATGTAGATACAACCATAGCTGATACTTCAGAGGGTACATCAACACCTACAAATACAAATAAAACTACATCAGGAGTCAACTAATGAAAAGAAATCCACAATATAACTCGAATATTTTTGCTTTAGCTATGCCAAAAGGAAATATTTTTACTGGAGTAGGGCAAGGTTTTAGTGATGTTGGTAAGGTTATAGAAAACCAAGATAAAATCAAAGCAGAGCAGGTAAGTAGAGATACCAGGTCTTCATTTTTAAATTCACAAACTTTAGGTAATAATTTACAAACTCAAATGTTAGAAGAAGATAGAAGTGATAATGCTACGTTTGCAAAAATGATAGATTATAAAGACTTTGATAGTTTTAACAAAAAACATACTTTTAATAATGGTCGAAATACTTCATTGGCACAAAATTATTATGATCAAAATAAAAAAGTATTTGAATCAAAAGAGATAGATGATGCATGGTCTGGATTTGTAAAAGAAAATAATGGTGATATAGATGACCTTACTTTTAAAAAATCTATGAAGACTATATTTGAAGATGAAAGCAAACCAAACTTTATAGCTGTTGGTTTAATGGATAGATATAATACTTTTAAAGTGCAACAAGCACAACTAGACAACTTAAGTGAACCAAAAGAGACTAACTTTAATGATAGTGTTAAGATGCATACGTATAAGGCAAGGGCTAATACACTTAATGATGAAAACAAAAGACATATAGAAGCTTTTGGTAAAGTTATGGACGAAGCAGGGCAGGCTGAGTACTTAGCAAATGGAAAAGTTAAATATATTGACTATAAAACTATGAAACCTAAAGAAAAAGAACAAATTGGTGCTCAAGTTGAACTAGATAGAGTTGTAAAAGAGTTAAATGAATACTCGCAAGAAGAGATAGAAGATGTTTCTGGTATGTATAAAGGAAGCTGGTTAAATGAAACAGCCAAAAACTGGTCGGGCTTCAATAGATACACAGCACGTCAAAATAATTTAATTCAGCTTTTAGGTAAACTAGATTCTGAAGAGATGCATAAACTATATGGTGCAGCTTTAACTGGAACGGAAGCTGGACGTGCAGCTAAGTGGAATTTTGAAAAGTCTCAAGACAGTACTAAACTTATAGAGTCTATTAACTCACTAGCACGTGCAAACACTGCCGCTATAAAAAATACAAAACAAGGTATGATTAACTTCCCTATTAAAGATTATGAATATGGAAGAATATTTAAAGCCACTAAAGAGGTTTCGTCAACGAAAGTTAAAAAACGAAATATAAAGGATGATACAAATTCCAGCAAAAAACAAGCAGAAGTTATAGTTGATGGAGTTAAAAAGAGTTTGATTTTAGATTAAATTTTATTACAAAAATCTTTAAAAAAACATTTATTGCAAAGTTGCATAGCTTCGTTTGATAAACAGAGCTTATTAGTGATATTTGGGAAAAGAATGAGCATAGCTTTATCATTATAAATCATTGACAAACGATTGTATGCATAAGGCTCTGTAATATCTAGAAGGCACTCTCGTAAAAATACTTTCTTTTCACTTTTCCATTTTTTGATTGTACCTGCACGAAACTCAAATAATAAGTCACATTTATCTTCTGTTAAATATATAAAACCTTTAGGTTTAAAGAATGGGATATTATTTTTTTTATTATGTAAAAATTCTACAGGGATACCTTTTATCATTTCAGCTAGTAGTTGTTTACCGATTCCTTTTTCACCTGAGAGCATTTTTGCAAATGTTAATTTAGGAAAACCAAAAAGCTTATGAACAAGAGGAAAGTAATCGGTGTTTTCTAGTTTCACAGCACCCCCCCCTTTGTTACTTCTTGTTACAAGTGTAAATATTTAGTAAATAACAATATCTTAGCAAAATACTAAGAATTATGTAGATAAATTACATAATTAGATTATATAAGTAAGCTTTTTGTAATTTAACAAGATTGATTTAAAATAATTATTAAATTAAAATTAATAAAAGGAAGTAAATGCAAACTTTAAGTAATATAAATAATTCGTTTGAAGAGATGGAAAAACATATAGAGGCTGTTAAATTTTTAATAGAGTCAGTATGTGAAAATCCAAACTATGATGTACCCCCTGGTCTTTATTGGGCTGCAAAGACGACTATAGATGCATTATGTAAAGAAAAAACAAAACTACAAGCACTCATAGCACAAGAAAATGAAGAATAAGTGCTTCTTAATTACACAAATAGACTAAAATATATCTTTAATTCACAAAATATGAACTAATATAGAATAATTAGTTTATAATTCACTTAACATGAATTTAAAGGTTAAACATGACAGACTCATTCATAATTATAAGATTTCTCATTTTAGCAAAAAAATTCTTTAAAAAAAGACGTTGGGGTGAAAATCATGAGTGGAGATAAAGCAAAAGAGATAGCAAGCAGAATCTTTTTAATGCAAAGAAATCAACTAGTATCCGTTCAACAATCATTATTTTTAATTACAGATAAAAAAGCTAAAACTTTTTTACAAAAAGCTATTGATAGAAGAGATGAAGAATTAACAGCTTCAGCAAAAAAGATGATGATATCCCCAAGTGAATTAAAAGAGGGTGAGACATGAAAAATGATTTTTTTAATCATACAAAAGTGATGAGAGAGCATATGCCAAAAGAAGAGATACCTTTAAGTGTTTTAAAGGGTAAGTTTAAAGGAAAAGAATACGAAGAGTACTCTAAGGATGTAGAGTACTTAAAACGCTTTTTAAGTCGCATACATAAAAACGGTGGTACTGGTTTTATAACAAGATTGGAATTAATATGAATTTAAATAGAAATTTATTAGTAGGTTTGTTTATAGTTGGAGCGATGAGCCACTACGATGCAGACGAAGTAATCAAATATGCAGATATCCAATATATTGCAAAAGCTTTAAAAAAGAAAAACTTCGAGATAAAAAATGGCCCAGCGAAAATGAGGGCAAACCCACGACAATATGCGAAGCAATTATCTGTGATACAGATGAACTGGCATATGCATACAAAAATAAGTGATCAAGCGTGGGCAAATACTATAGAAAAATTTCCAGCAACAAATGCAATAACTGTAACTGGTCTGATTTTAGCACTTTTAAGAAAAGAGCCTCAAATGTTTAAATACTATGGCTTTAACAAAAAGAAGATAGATAAATTTCAAACTGCAGAGGGTAGTGAAAAAAGGTTAATGTTTTCAAGTCTAAAAGTTGCTAGTTCACTTTTAAACCTTTTAGATGCAGAGATAGCACACTACAACTATAGAGAAAGTAGGAGAGCATAAGATGAATATAATATCTCAAGATGAAGAAGATTTAATAAAAAAACTTTCTTCTATGGAAGCGGAAGTGATCAACTTAGGTTTTAACAAAAGTGAAGATATTGGAAAAATATTTTTAAAAAATACAATTCAAAGTTTTATGGATTTTTTAACAAAACAGTATGGTGAGTTTGTGCCAGCTATGAGTACTCACTATAGATTTTTTATGACGCAGTTATTATCTGAGATAGAAGATAAACATATAGCTTCAGTAGTTAGTATTTTATTTAAAGGAGAAATATAATGAAAAAAGTAATAAAGTTAATTGTTGAAGCTAATTGTTTAAACTGTGGATATATGCAGTTTCAAGATGTTTTAAAAGGTGAAGAGTTACCACCAATATGTATGTTGACAAATAAAGAAACTGAGGTAGGGGCTAACTGTGAAGATTGGAAAATCGACAAAGAAATCTTTGAGGAACAGTTTGAACTAGTAGAAGAAAAACAAAAAGCATTTTTAGACATAGAGTCAAATGGTTTTCAAGGTACTAGTGTATTGAGTATAGCTGTTATTAAAGAGAATGGTCAAGTTTTTGAACGTTTTTATTATCCAGTAGAGGACTACAATCAAAAAGCTGTGAAATTTAATGGCTTAAGTGAAGAGGTAGTGAATGTTTTACGTGGTGAAGATTGTCAATATGAAAAGTATTTCATAGATGATTTAGATTTTATAGAATTTATGAGTGATGTAGATACTTTGATATGTCAAAACGTAATATTTGATTACAGTTTTTTACCAGATGAAGTTACAAAGAATTTTAAAAATATATTTTGTACGATGAAATCAAATCAAAAATACTTCGATGGAAAGTGGCCCAACTTAAACAAGTTATGTATTTTTTATGATGTAGAGGTAGATGCAGAAAAACAACATCAAGCATTATATGATACAGAGCTTTGTAAAGCAGTATTTGAGGCTATGGAAGAAAGAGATATTATCTATACTCATAATTATTTAACAGATACTAAGAAACCGAGATAAGTTATGCAGTGTGATAACGCAAAACCAATACAAATTAATGTAGAAATGACTAAAGCTAAGTTAGAGGGTCGTAAAACTATGTTTAGAGTAGAAGTAGCTGGTGGCTTTTTGGATGATGCAGAAGCTAAACTAATCCAAAAACTTTATGCAGAAAACAAATATGATGAAGCTGAAAAAGTTTGGGGTTTTGAGCCTGATATTAAAGTGGGTGATGTTCTTTATATTCAAGAAGAATTCATTAGAGGATATGAAGATTATTATGAGCAAAATAACATAAAAACATTCTATAAAGCTGATGATAATTTGCATAGTTGGATTGATGGAACAGATGAAGAAGAAATAGATGTACCTTGGAATCCAGCATCAGAAATGCCAAAAGAATACGCTCGTATCTTTTCAAAGATTACTAATATAAGAATTGAAAAGTTTTGGCAAAGAACTTATGAAGAAATAGTTGCTGAAGGATGTCCTGAAGATATATTATGTATGGATGACAATCCATATCAAGATGAATGGTTTGAAAATCAGTATCCAAAAATAAATCCTCAAGACTATGTATTGGTTTATGAATTTGAGAGGGTTGAGGGATGAAAACACATAAAAAAAATCTTTGGTGTGGTGTAGGCGTTTGGGATAGAGCAAAACTTGATACTACTGAAGACAATAAAAAAGTAACTTGTAAAAAATGCTTAAGACTTATTGCAGATGAAAAACCTCACAAACTATACAAGGTAGAATATAACTACATAAAGATAGCACATATTGAAGCTCCTACAGCTTCTAAGGCTATATACAAATTCTTTAAGCAAGAATATTATTTTGATGAAGCTGGTGAGAGCATAGGCGAACAATTTTCAAATTTTAGAAAAGATTGGAAACCTAAGGCTAAACTTGAAAAAGACAAAAGTAAAACAAGAACATTATCTGAGAGTGAAAAACATCAATTAAAAATAGATGAAACAAATAGGTTTATGGATGAATTTAATGAAAAATATCCAATAGGTTCTAAAGTATGGTTTCAAGCAGATGGTAAAGATATTCCAGTCTTAACAAAAACAAGAAGTGAAGCACAAAATCTGAATGATACATATTGTGTTATTTGGGTAGAGGGTGAATCATCAAGTTATCACCTAGACGATAAATGGATACTTCCTTATGCAGAGAGCAATAAAAATATAGAGTGTTTAAGATGAATAAATGCAATATCCAAAATGTAAAAATCACGCTATGTTCAGAACTTGAATTATTAATAAGTAAAGATACAAAATTTGAAAAAGTAACGTATGCATTTATGGGTAATTTATCTGAAGAATTTATAGGAGAAATTACATATAGATATGGACGAAAAAAACACGATTTAGTAGCATTATCTTTTTGTCCTATTTGTGGTGGAGGATTGAGGGATGATAGTTCAATCAAATGAAATAATTTATAGTGACTTAGATACATTCTTTTATAACTGTTCATTTCGTGATGATAATAGTAACTACTCTTATGGTTGTAGTCATAAACTAAAT